CAGAACCTTCTGCATCGCGTGCGCTTCGAGGCCGAGCTCCGCTGCCATCAGTGCCGCGATCCGTGCGGGCCAGTTCGCCCAAGCATCGCGCTCCTCGCGTGCCAGTCGAAAGACGAGCGCCGTCGCCCGCGCGCGGTCGATGACTTCGCCCTTCATGCGCTGCAGCCGCAGACGCCGTTCCTGAGCCTTCAGCACCTCGTTCGCGGTCTTCGCCTGAAGGAACGTGGTTCCGCCGCCAGCCGGAGACGGCGCGATCCCGCTCTCGCGCAGGGTGTCGCCGACGGCGGACAGCGCCGCATCGGGAACGGGCTTCAGCTTGGCCTCGCCGCCATCCCGGCGCTGCTTCGAGGGGTCGGTCATCGACGCGCGGCGCGCATCGCTCGCCCGCACATCGATCGAACCGTCAGCATGAAGGACGAGCCGTCCCGACGTCTTCGCCTTCTGGATCGCACCCCGCGACAAGCCGACATGGGACGCGTACTGGCGCTCGCTTATCCCCTGCATGTCAGCTCCGAAAACATAATGAATTGATGCACTTATTGCCTTGATAAGCGTTCGGGACAGAGCCTGTATGAGGTCACGAACCACGGAGATCCCGGATGACCAACCGAACCAAGAACGCACAGGCCCTCGACGCCTTCATCGCCCGCAAGGTTGAGATCGACGCCATGCTGGCGCGGCTTGCCGCCCTGACCGACGAGCATTTCGAAGTTCATCCCGACGAGGTGCATTGGGGGCACGTCGGGACGCTCGCCCACTACGCCGAACTCCTGGAGCGCATCACCGACAGCGCCTTCCGCGAGGGCGAACACGCCGAATGATTCGACCGACCTCCGCGCCAGCCCCGCGATTGCGGGGCTTGGCCTCGTAGAAGCGCCGCGATGGTCGCGGCGCTCTCGAACCGGAGGTTCCGATGATCCAGCTTTCCGACACCCAAGCCATCATCTTGAGCGCTGCTGCGCAGCGACCCGAACGCATCGCCCTGCCGCTGCCCGACAGTTTGCGGGGCGGGGCAGCCGCCAAGGTCGTCAGCACGATGATCGCGAAGGGGCTGCTGCAAGAGGTCGAAGTCAATATGCGCCGAGGCGAACCGGTGTGGCGCGAAACCGGCGAAGGCCACGGCACGACGCTGGTAGCCACCGACGCGGGCCTTGCCGCCATCGGCATCGAGCCGGATGAAGCCGAAACTGCGCCCACGAGCGAGACAGAAGCGCCGCCGGAGGATCGCGCGACGAACGCTCCTTCTGGAGCCGCGCAATCAACACGCACGCCACGCGCCGGGACCAAGCAGGCCGCGCTGATCGCCATGCTGCGCGCGCCGGATGGCGCGACCATCGAGGAGATCACAGCCGCCACCGGCTGGCAGTCGCATACGGTGCGCGGCGCAATTGCCGGAGCACTGAAGAAGAAGCTCGGTCTCGACGTTACGTCCGAGAAAGTTAAAGGGCGCGGGCGGGTTTACCGGATCGCCTGACAGACTGAACCTCAGACGGTCGGGTTAGGTCAGCTTCACCCGGCCGTCCTTGATCCTGTTGCGGGATGATTGTGCGAGATTGATCGCACTCTTCACGATATCCAGCTTCGCAACGCGCGAGTGATAGCCACGGAATGCTTCCGCCAAGGCCTCGTCGGTCACTTCTGGCGATACTTGCTCGTCTCGCCCAGAGCTGATCGGAACCTGATCGAGACTCATCCCGCGCCCTTCAAGGAATGTTGTGACGATGACTTCGAAGGTCATAGGTGGCCGATGGTCCATGTGCGCTTCATCGCGCAAGATCCTTTCGCCTGTCACGGCGCACGAGACTTTGCCGTCGTCACCGCGATGATCGGAAAAGAACTTGTCCCGGGCCGCATAAAGATCGAGCTGAACGACTCGACGAAAGGCGGCAGAAACCTCTTGCTTCCGCGTAGGAGGGCGTTGGGTGATGCAGTGCCGATAGGAAAAGTCGGTGCCGGAGCCATCAATGCGAACGATCCGAAAGCAGTTCGTACCATGCTCGGTCGCCATCACTTCAAAATGGGCAACCCCCTTGCCAACCTTCTGTGCGTATTCATCGTGACGCTCCAACAAGGCAGACAGGTCGAGAGCGTCATCGTCCGAAACTCTATCGCCAGGCCTGTAGCGACCCAGCATTGCTCGAAAATGATCGATCGCCTTCGACTGATTTTCGAAGCTGCGTGTAGCGATTTCTACGGGTTTCCCACGAGCCATGATCAATCTTTCGAGTTCAGGTGGCCAGTATAGCCGTTCTCGGAGATCGACACTGGCTCTTGCGTTTTGGAAGTTTACCTGTCCAGCAAGGCTTCGAACAGCCGTCGCAGGGCGAACGACCGGGCGATGCTCACCACGGTGAAGATCGCCCCGATCATTAGGTTCTCCGCAAGCGTCGTGTGCAGACCGAACAAGGGGAAGACGAGCAGCTGGGTGAGCACCGCGACGCTGTAGCCGACCACGACATTAGCTGTGGCTTCGACCAGCGACATCGCGCGCGACTGTTTCATGCCGCTGTCTCATCCATCGGCCAGCAATTGAGCCGCGAGAGTTCTGAGCGCATGCGCGGCAACCAGCGGCACCACTCCGTTGCCACAAAGGCGAAGCCGGTCCACCCGATGGGCCAGCCCATCAGCGCCTCGACGAACAGCGGGTTCAAGGTCCGGCGCATGTCGGAGGTATCGCCTCCAGCCATCGGTGTCACCAGGACCTGGCGGCCAAGCAGGCGGTTCACCGGCGTGTTGGCCAGACTGGTCGCCCCGTCCTTGTGGTCGCGCGCCGTCGGCGTCATCCACATTCCCGCCGCATGGGTCAGATCGGCCGTCCGGCGGTTGCCCGCGCTCGGCTTGCAGCCATCGTTCGCCATCGGCGTTGGCCAGTCCCGCGCCATCCGGTCCAGACCCTTCTCGTCGCGCCTCTCGCCACCTCGGCTGCGGAAGCTGTCGGTCTGCGGCGTCGGCCAGAGTGCTGCCGTCGTCGCAAGGTTCATCCCGTGCTGGCCCGCTTCCTGCGACGGCGTCGGCTTCGTCTGCCGGTTCTCGTTGGCGCTGGCCCTCGGCGTCGGCCAGAGCCGCAGCAATTCCGTCCGGTTCCCGCCACTCGACCGGGTCCCGGAGCAGGCGCGCGGGGTTGGCCATTTCGTCTCCTTCGCGGACTGCGAGGATGAACAGCCGCTCGCGCTTGTGGGGCGCGCTAACTTCCGCCGCCGTGAAGAGACCTGCCGCAAGGCGGTAGCCCATGCCGACCAGTCCTGCGGCGACTTCGGGGAAGCCGATGCGGAGATGATGGGCGACATTCTCAAGAAAGACGAAGGGCGGCTCGATCTCGCTGATGATGCGGGCGACATGAGGCCAGAGGTGACGCGGATCGTCAGCGCCCCTGCGCTTGCCCGCGACGGAGAATGGCTGGCACGGATAGCCCGCAGACAGGATATCCACCGAGCCACGCCATGGTTTGCCGTCGAAGCTGGCAACATCGTCCCAGACAGGCGCGCGATCCAGTGCCGAGTCTTCCATCCGCGCCACGATAATGGCTGCGGCGAAGGTTTCCCGTTCGACATAGCCCACAGAACGATATCCGGGCAGTGCGATGGTGAGCCCGAGGTCGATCCCGCCTGCGCCGGAGCAGAGGGACAGGCCATAAAGGCACGCGTCTCCGGCTCCGGAAGCATCTCCGGAGGGATGTAGAGCCAGGTCATGCATGTCACGCGGCGGATTTGCGGTTTCGCGCGGGTTCAGGAGAGGCGTCCGTGTCCGGCGCGTCGGCCGGGGCTTCGGCATCGTCGCCGAGCCGCTCGGTTCTCACCTGCGCAAAGGTCCGTCCGTCGCCGTCGAGGATCGCGTCGCGCCCGGTGTCGGCCTGCCAGCGTTCGATGGCGACATCGACATAGGCCGGGCTGATCTCCATAGCGAAGACACGGCGGCCATTGGCTTCGCCTGCCATGATCTGCGATCCCGACCCGGAGAACGGCTCGTAACAAAGTCCGCCCCGCGCCACATGCTGACGCATCGGGATGCCGAACGCGTCGAGCGGCTTCGGCGTCGGGTGATCGGGCCGGTCGTCCTTGGCGAAACTCGGCAGCGCCCAAGTCGAGGCCAGCGATTCCTCGGCCACTTTCGGCGGCCGGTTCGGGCGGCGCCAGCCCATGAAGCAGGGCTCGTGCTTCCAGAGGTAGTGCGACCGGGTCAGAACTCCGCGGTCTTTCACCCAGATGATCTGCTGATGGACGAACGCGCCCGCTTTCTCCCAACAGGCTTCCAGCATCGCCTGGCGGCGCGAGGCGTGCCAGCAATACCAGGCGGCGTCTTCCGCGATCGCCTCGGCGACAGCCGCCGCGATGAACCCGTCATAGAGTTCCGCGCCTTGGCTGCTGTCATCCCAGGTGACGCCGTAGGATGGCGACCAGTCCTTGTTGCGGGTCGGATGGTTCGAGCCGTCATAGTCGACGAGATAAGGCGGGTCGGTGGCGAACAGGATCGCCCGCTCGCCATTCATCAGTCGGCGGACATCGGTGTGGCTGGTGCTGTCGCCGCAGAGCAGCCGGTGATCGCCAAGAATCCAAAGATCCCCGAGGCGAGATGCCGGATTGCGCGGTGGTTCCGGGATAACGACGGGGGCGACGCCCGTGCCGTCGGATGCTTCGTCGCCCGGTTCGAGCGCGAGCAGCCGATCGAGCTCGCCATCGGAAAAGCCGATAAGCGACAGGTCGAAATCCTCGGCGACGAGTTCCTGCAGTTCGCCGGAAAGAAGCGCTTCGTCCCAAGCCCCGAGTTCGGTCAGCTTGTTGTCGGCGATGCGGTAGGCGCGACGCTGCGCTTCGGTCAGATGGTCGAGCACGATGACGGGCGCTTCGGTGAGGCCGAGCTGCGCGGCAGCCATGATCCGGCCATGGCCGGCAATGACCTCTCCGTCGCTCGACACCAGCACCGGGACCGTCCAGCCGAACTCCGCCATGCTGGCGGCGATCCTGGCGACTTGGTCCGCGCCATGGGTCTTGGCATTGCGCGCATAGGGGCGCAGGCGGTCGAGCGGCCAGGTCTCGATCGCTTCGGGGGCGAAGCTGAGGGTCATGATGTCCGGTTATGGCTGGGCGTGTAGCCGTCGATTGGCCGCTGGATGCCGGATGCCGAGCCGGACTCCGCGAAGGGTCCAGGCATGGCAGGCGGCTACGAGGCAAAAAAGCTTATGTTCGTCGGGACTTCGGAGCCGCCATGAAAGGCGCTGGACTCCGGGTGGCTTCCCAAAAAATCCGGCCTGGCGCTAGCGACGTTTCGCGCCGCGCCCTCCCGCATACGATAGGGGCCGGGAAGGAACCAAGCTCATCGGGCAGGTGGGGAAGGCGAAGCTCATTGAACGCGTCTGTCCCGAGGATAGCCCGAAATCTACCCTGAACCGGCATTTCTGTCCGCGCGAAAACTGTCCGGCGGACACTTTGCTCGCCGCTACTCACCGCTGCGCCGCGCCAGCCAGTTCGATCACCTTGCGCTTCGAGTAGCTGCGGTTGAGCCGCCGCCCGTTAAGCCGGAAAGCGATTACGCACAGCGCGTAGAGCCAGTGCTGGTGGGCAGCTGAACGCTGCAAGCCGACCGTCCAGCAGATGGTCTTCCAGCGCTTACCGTGCGCACGCAGCCAGATGATCTTGCCCTCGACCGGATCCAGCCCGACCGTCCAGCTCAGCGTCTCCTCCATCCTGCTGATGGCTGCGGGCGAGGGCAGCACGCGCATCGGCTTCGGCTCCTGTTCGACCTTGTCGGCAAAGTCGTGGATGATCTCGGGCCATGTGCTGAAGTATCCTTGCCGCCGGGGTTCGGGCAGGCGCTTGAGCACGAAGGCCGCTTCGGCGAGCCGTGCTTCGACAAGGCTTGGCGTCCAGTTGGTCATCGGCGCGCCTCCTTGGGTTGGTTGCGATCGCCATAGAGCTTCTCGCCGAGTTGCCGGATCAGTTCACGTTCGGGCCAGGTCAGGCGGGCATCGTCGATCGACACCGCAAGGACGCGCTGCTCGCGCCAGCCATCGCGCTTGACGTCATCAGGGCTGCGGCGTTGGCCGCCATATCCTCGTGGCGACCACCTCACAGCACACCTCCCCGGGTCTCCATCGCCCAGAGCAGGATGGCGATCGC